ATGGTCGGTCGCAGCAGCACGACGCAGTCGACGCTGGGCGCGTCGAAGCCGGTTGTCAGCACGTTGACGTTACAGAGGTAACGCAGTTCCCCGGCTTTGAATCGTGCTAACAGCCCATCACGCTCGCCGGTCGGTGTATCAGCAGTGACGAAACCGCACTCAATCCCATGCTCCGTCTTCAGCGTTTCCACGACATGCTGTCCGTGCTGAATGCCGGATGCAAAGACCAGTACGGATTTTCTCTCCACGGTGTGCTGCACCATTTCCCGACAGGCGGATTCCACTACCTGCGGGTCGTCCATTAGCGTCTCAAGGTGTCCGGGGACGAATTCTCCACCGCGAACCTGCACATTGCTGGTGTCAACCTTCTGTCGCCCGGCTTTGGTCACAAGGGGAGACAGAAAACCCTGCACAATTAATTCCCGCACACCGACATCGTGGCAGACATGGTTCAGGAAATGATCGGGGGTGCAGATCAATCCGGACTTCAGGCGATAAGGCGTCGCCGTGAATCCAACAATGCGGAGATGCGGGCAGACCTCACGGGCGTCGGCCAGGAACTGCCGGTACATCCCCTCGCCCTCCAAGGCGATCATGTGGGCTTCGTCGACAAGAATCAGATCCAGAGGTCCTAGTACACGAGCCCGCTTGTAGATCGACTGAATCCCGGCCACGACCACGGGAGCATGTGTCTCACGTCGCTTCAACCCAGCGGAGTAGATCCCGAACTTCACATCAGGGCAGACCTGCGCCAGTTTCTCAGCGGACTGTTCCAGCAACTCCTTGACATGCGCGAGGATCAACACGCGTCCCTGCCACTGCTGAACGGTGTCTCGACAGATCGCCGCCATCACCGGTGTTTTGCCGCCGCCGGTGGGAATCACAACACAGGGATTGTCGTCCCGAGTGCGAAGATGCTCATAGACTGCGGAAACAGCAGCTTGCTGGTAGGGTCTCAGTTGCATGATCGACTTTACTCCCACCCCAGCATTTCAAATCCTTCAGCCAGCCGATCTTCGTAAGAAGACTCACCATCCGGATCGTCGTCGCATGGGCCGGTCTCCTCATCGCACTCCTCCGGATGCACGTACATCAGAACCGACTGCTCTTTCACACTGTCGGAACCACAGTAAAAACACGTTTGGTATCCGTGCGGCAACGTCGCACGGCAGTCGTTACAGACCATCGCGCGCACGTATCGTTTGCGTCGCATTTCCTAGCCTCCATGCGGCACGATTCGAACAATGACTTTTCCGCCGTCGATCGGCGATCGCTTCCACGTATCGAGATGCACGATCTGACTGTCGTCGTGGTACGCACCGCCATGTGCAAGGGCATCCAGAAGAGCCTTCTGCGAGTTATCCACGTCCCGGCGGCGACGATCAGGCGGGTAAAGGTCGATGAAAACTTCCAGTGCGCCGGACAGCGGTCGCACCCCGCGGGCCGCGAGGATCGAGCAAACCGCTATGCGGAATGCCCGACCCCCGCGACTGATGAGCGTCCTTGCTCCCACGTGCCGCCAGTAGTGATTGGCGGACGGCGGAAACGGCAGTTCGAGTTCCATAGTCATCACGTCCCTGCCACGACTCACTGCACACGGTGCAACGCATGACGCTGCGCCGTGTTGATCCATGTCACACCGAGATTTGCCTCGTTATCTTCGCCATGGCGGCGTCGCTGTGGCCGCCTGCTGAGGCTGCACCGTAGTGACTTCGCGTTTCGCGTAGCCTTTGATCTCGTTTGTCAGGTCACCGGTATCCGGACGCTTGCGGCAACGAACGTTGATGACCAGTGGCAGGTTGTGGAGTTCCACTGAGTCCTGCGGAGTCAGCACGCCGACAGCTCGGCAGACGGCAGACAACTCTGCCTTGGCAATCTGAACGGCCGTCTGGTTCGGGTTGTCCAGATTGAGTCGTGCCCAAAGGAATCGGCCCTTGTACTCGCCTTCCAGAATCTGAAACGTCAACTGTAGATAACTGCCGAACCCCGACTTGGTGGGTTTCGTTTCTGAGTCAGTGATCATGGCCGCATATTTTCCGGCCGGGATCGCTTCAAACTCTGTTGTGGGCTCAACGTAATTCGCGTTGAAGTTGTGCAGATCAGCCATGAGTCAGTTCTCCCTGGAATGGAATGGTGGAAACGGAATCGGTCACATTGCTGCTGTCGAGGATCCCACTGACGATTGCCTCCCAGGACAGTGGGATTTCGGGTCTGAGTCGGTAACGGTTCTTGGCGACGCACGAGGGCCCGCCAGTTGTACGCAGGATGCGTTCTCCACCCGCAGCCCCAATCGGTGCGGCGATGGCCCGCTGACGGCCAAACCCGGCGTCCTCAGACCGCGTGGTGAAACGTTTCGTGGCAAAGAGCACCGCGTCACACCATTCGGTGATCAGCGCGGCCGCATGTTTGTGCAGGCGAGGCGAGTAACGGTCGTAAGCCGGGGCCTCGGGGTCTTCGAATTTCTCGACCTTTGAGTGCGCAATCAGGAACACCATCATGTGTCGCTCCTGATGGAGCACCGTAAGTCGATCGAGCAGCTTGCGCCAGAAGTCCAGGGCCAGCGTGTAGCCTTTGCCGTAGCCACCACCGACTTTTTCAATCGTCGTCGCAGACTCCCGTTTGCACACCGCGTCCCAGATCAGGCGTTCGAGCCAGTCGAGGGAATCGATCACGACTGTTTCAAAGTCATGTGATTCCGTCGCAAGTTCCTGCAGAGCAGTCATCACGTCATCGAATGAACGAGCCAGTGGAAACTTGTGGCAGTCAATTTCTCCCAGTCCGTCTTCCGTCTGCACGAAAATCGGATGCGGTGCCCCTGACGCCAGCGAGCTCTTGCCGACGCCTTCCGTTCCATAAGTCATGATTCGAGGCGGCATATGAGAGCGGCCACTTTGAATTTGTTGCATGAGTCCCATCACAGTCTTTCCTTTCGTTAGGTGAAATCGGTAAACCTCGGCCTGGGCTGAGCCGCGTCGATCCGTCGCTGCGGCTCAGCACCAGTGCCGGTTGAAAAAAATGACGAGCGGGAGGGCGCAGGGAGTCCCGTCAAACAGTGCCGCCGATCCCTGGCAGAACATCTGTGACACGCCATCCCGCCCGCTCGTCGTGGCATCAGATGAAGTCAAACAGTCGGCGCTCCTCGTAACCGGTGGGCCAGTCCTCTTCAGCCAGGCAGGCCCGAAGTCGGTCAATCGCCTCTTCGTTATCATGTTGAGCGGCGGTGAGTGTTTCCGGAGCCATCAGCCAGACTCCGCAGCGATAGGGTTCCTTCTTCTCGACCGCGATCAGATGCACGGGCATGCATCGCCCCGTGGCCTGCATCAGCACAGCACGATAGAACGCCAGCTGGTGGGCGTAGCCGTATCGGCGAGCATCGGCTTCGAACCAGGTCAGATCATCGCACGTCTTCAGGTCCACAATTCCGTGGTGAGGGTCATACCAGTCCATGCGGATCTGACAGGGCATGCCACAATAGTCATCGCGGACAACGCCTTCGGCTTCTCCGTATTCCAGCAGCGTCATCGCCACTGGGTGCGTCTTAACAGCTTCGTTCATGCGAGCCACGACATCCCACTGAGCATCAGTCAGGATGTCTTTGCCAACGGCTTCTGCCCACTCGGCCCATGCTTTGGTACCGGATCCAAATGGCTGACCTGTGCGAGGATTGACCGGACCTCCGACGGCATACTCGGCTTCAAAGCGTTCCAGTCCCTCCAAAATCAAGGTGTGAGCCGCACGTCCGATCATGTACGCCGGACGATCTTCCTGTGTGACGTTTCCCATCTTCTTTCGATGGTAAAGCAGCGGGCATTTTCGGAAGTCCGCCAGCTGGTGGCTCGACAGGTACTCACTGCGTTTGGAGTGATAAAGGTCGGTGGGCTCGTGGGTGATGACGTTTGAAGCATTTGCGACAACCATTGGGCATTTCCTTAAGACCGCTTTCCTGGCAACTGATGCTGCAACCATGTGCAAACCGGCATCAAACAACTCTC